AAGAGTATATGGCTAACCCAGCGGAGAACTCTGCAAATCCATTTGGAAGCCAAGCAATTAATAAATGTGTTTCACAAATGTCAATTAACAATGTGAAATGTTATGGAATAGATTTGGCAAAGTATTCTGACTGGACTGTGATCATCGGCTTGGACAATAGTGGCAATGTGGCTTATTTTGAACGATTTCAAAGCGATTGGGCAAGCACTCAAAACAAAATTCGCAATTTACCAAAAGCCGAAATGTTAATTGATAGTACCGGAGTGGGCGATCCAATTGTCGAGCAACTGCAAAGGGAAGGCATGAACGTGGAGGCATTTAAATTTACAAGCCAGAGCAAGCAAGATTTAATGCTTGGTTTACAAGTGGCCATTCATCAGGAACGAATCCATTTTCCTGAAGGCCATATTAAAGAAGAATTGGAAATATTTGAATACCAGTATTCATCGCACGGAGTTAAGTATTCAGCACCGACTGGATTTCATGATGACTGCGTGATGGCTTTGGCTTTGGCTTGGCGGAAGTTTGATTTCAAGGCCGGTACTGGAAGGTATAACTTTAGTTAATTAGCTATTTATGAACATGACTTGGAAAGATGTAACCTTGTGGCAATATCAGCAAATCGAGAATCTTTTATCAAAAAAAGAAGGCGATACAGAACTGGATTTGGCGGTTAAAACTTTGGCAATTCTTACAAACAAAACAGAAACGCAAATCGATTCTTTGTCGCTTGCAGATTTAAAAGAGCAATTGAAATGCATTGATTTTGTAACTACAACAAAGCCAGAGCCAAAGCCAAAGGATTTCATTAAAGTTGGAAACAAAAGATATAGGTGCATTTACGACATTAAAAATATGCCCTATGCCAGATATATCGAAACCAAATATTTCGGGGCAGATATAACAAACAATCTGCATAAGATAGCGGCTTCGATGGTCATGCCAATGAAGTTAACTTGGAGAGGTTGGAAGGTTGCCAAATATGATGCCAGTAAGCATAATGAATATGCACAAGATTTATTATCCGCACCATTCGAATCGGTTTACGGAAGTGTGGTTTTTTTTTGTCAAGTCTTCGCAGACTCGATAATGAATTTAAGGGATTATTTCAAGGAGGAGATGATCAAATCGGGAATGAATCCGATAGAGGCAGAGATGACAGTGGCGGATTTATGCGACAATATGGCTGGATTTACCAAGCTTCGCTCATCGCTGATCATGAAAAAATCAGATTATCGGAAGTTTACGAATTACCTACCATTCATGCGTTAAACAATTTGAGTTATATTAAAAGCAAAAATGCTCATGAGTTAGAGCAACAGAAAAAGATTTATGCCAAGTATTAGTCAAATGCAAGCATCGGAAACGGATGCTGATTATCAAGGTGTGGGAATAGGTAAAAGCGGTGCTTTAAATCTTCCAGAAGTGGAAGCAGTAATGTATCAGGCGGCTGATAAGTTTTTGAAGTTAGCACTGGCAAGGATTAACCAACGAGGCAAAGTTGATACTGGAAAGCTTTCTGATATTATAATTACTAAGATTGATAAAAGCGGAGGCCAATATTTATTGACAATAGGATATGAAAAAAGCAATCCGGCAAGTGAATATTATGACTTCCAAAATAAAGGGGTTCAAGGAATTAAAAGCAGACAACCAAACTCGCCATATAAGTTTCGGACTTTAAGCGTTTCGAGCAGTATGGTAAATGCCTTGATGCAATGGTATATGAGGCATCGGAATTATATTAGGAACGAAGACCAAAGAAAAGGATTAACTGGATTACAAAAGAAAAGGAAGTCATTAGGTAAGGTGGCAAGTGATCAGCAGAAATTAAAGCAAGTGGCAACCAACACGGCAAAGAATATTAAGAAACGAGGATTAAAAAGAATCGGGTTTTTTGATGATAACTTGGATAAAGCTTTTGGAGAAGATTTTAAAAAGAAATTAGGACAAGCATTAGGACAAGATATAGTAATAAATATTAAACAAACTTTCAATGGCAACACCAGTAATTCAAAGTAGTCCAGCAAACTATTCATCAGCACACGAATCATTGTGGTTTGTGATTTCTTCTGGAGATTCAACTCAAACAAACTTCAAATATGTTATTGACTTACTTATTAGTGGAACAATCGTTGCCAGCGTTAAAGTTTTCCCAGATTCCGGTGGGTATGGTGTATTCGATGCCAGTCCAGTTATTAGGAACTACATTGGTGGCGGATTTAACTCATCAGGATCATCACTCTTACAATATGCTGATTCCTTCTTGCACATCGATTATACGATTTCTGTCGGCCAAGAATTTGGAGGAACAACCTACACAAATTTAGTTCAAGCAAATCACAAGGCTTGGAACTATGCACTTGATCCGTTCCGCACTTCTATTTCTACCTATGCAAATAAATTCCTAACGACAAGAGATCGTTCTGCTGGAGAGGTAGCAAATGGAGAGAAATTTATAATCACTTATTTCAATGCTTCATCGGCTTCAGTAACGGCAACGATTCAGAAGCTTAATGAAGATGGAAGCAACAACGGAAGTCCATCGACTGGCGGTGCATTAAGCACATCGCACGGATTAATATTAGACCTTTCACGATTTGCGATAAACTCCTATTTAGGAAGTTCATTTCTTACGGATTCAACTTATGCTTGGCGAGTAACAATTGGAAGTGATTCAATGGTGGTAAAGCAAGTTTGTAATCCAAGATTTACACCGATGTCTTTAATCTTCCAGAATCAGTTTGGTGGATATGATTCTTATACGCTAAGATTAATCTCTAAGCAACAAAAGAGAGTAAACCGGTCAACTTATAAAGCTTCAGAATATGTAAGGTCTGGGACTTCAATGGTTCATAAAAATTCAAGTGGGGTTTTCTACGGAGGAACGCAAGCATTTGCTTCATCAGTCGATTATTCTTATTCAGCAAAATCAAATTATGTCAGTGCCATTGATTACGATTTAGGAAGCCAATTGATTCATTCAAACGAAGCCTATTTATATAAGGTAAACAATGGGGCAAATGAATTTTATCCGATAATCATACGAGAAACAAGTTGGGAAGAAAAGAATTTGACGGCCGACAAGATGTTTACTTTTGATGTAACTTTTGATTTAGGAATTAACCAACAAAACCAATATCGATAATGATTACGGAAATATTAGTAGAAGGAACACGGCTTGATTTAAGCGAGGATATAGGTGCGGAATTAAACTATGCGATAGATGACATTAAAGACTTTGCATCGAGGAACACGAATTATTCAAAAACGATTACGCTACCGGGTAACGCTAATAACAACAAAGTTTTTGGCCATATTTATAACTTCACTTCTGCTAATAATTACGTTCCTACTACAACTGGCACAAATGTCGGCTACAATTTTGATCCAACAAGGCAAGCGAATTGCAAAATATTTGTAAACAAAATTCAGGTATTTAAAGGAGTTATTCGATTACTTGAAATTAAGATTAGCAGAGGGGCAGTCGAGTATGAATGTGCGGTCTTTGGGGAATTAGGTGGTTTCGCCTCCGCTATTGGAAACTCTTTGCTGGAAGATATGGATAACTTCAATGACTATAATCAGGCTTGGACTTATGCAAACATTTCCGCTTCATGGGATGCCAGTGCTGGAACTGGTATTGTTTATCCTCTAATTGATTACGGATTGGTAAAACATAGCAGCGTTCACGATTATCATATTAGTGCTTTTCGGCCAGCTTTCTTCGTTGCTGAATTTATGTATGGGATTGTTGCTAATTCTGGATATACCGTTGAATCAGAATTTTTTAAAACTGATTTCTTTAAATCCTTAATTATTCCAAATAATAAAGGAGTGCTTGAACAAGTTAAAAGTGAATTACTAAGTGTTGGAACGCAGACAACCATCACGATGGCTACTGAACCTTCATCGCTTATCTTTAATTTGATCAATAGCGTTGTTTTATTTACCAATACTTCGAATCAGGTTTTCACTTATACCGGTGCAAATGGAACGCTTGGAAATATCACGTTTTCAGGAGGGTTTTATTTAACTCGATTAGGTTCAGCAAAGATTTCAGTTTACCAGAATGCTTCCGTTATTTATGAAGAAACGTTCACAAATGGATACAATTACCAATTGTTTAATATTGATTGGCTGATTGAAACTTCTTTGGACACAAATGACACTTTGAGTGTTTATGTCGATTTAACTTCAGCAGATTCTGCAATGGAATTTGAGCCTGATTTTGGATTCAACTTTATTTCGAGTTATGCTCAAGCCACTTCGGCCGATGTAGGCGATACCTTGACAATGAAGTATTTGATTCCTAAAGGTATTCAGCAAAAGGATTTCTTTTCTTCGATTTGCCGAATGTTTAATCTTTACGTTTTTGAAGATGCTAACCGGCCAAAACATTTATTGATTGAACCGTATATTGAATTTTATCGTACCGGTGCTGGATTCCTAAAAATTAATGATTTAGGGGAATTGTTATTGCACGGAGAACCGGGCGATACTACTGGCTTGCTTTTGCTTTCTGATCCAGTAGCTGATTCAATCGACTGGACTAATAAGGTGGATTATTCAAAAGAAATTGCAATTAAGCCAATGGGCGAATTGAATGCGAGATACTTTGATTTTCTTTATACTGAAGATTCAGATTATTACAATGAAAAGTATTTTAAGAAATATAACGAATCTTACGGCGATCGCAAGGAAGATACTGGATACCAATTTGCTGAAGATAGACAAGAAACAAAATTAATTTTCAGTCCTTCAATATTGGTTGCAAGGACTGGCGATGATAAACTTTGTGCTTCGATATTTGAACTTGATGGCAATACAGAAAAGCCAGTAGATCATAATATTAGAATTATGCAGTTTAAGAAAGTTCCAGCTACTTCTTGGGCAATGAAAAATGTTACTGGAAATGCAAACGTTCAAAGTGGCATTCTTTATTATGGCTATGCCGGTCATTTAGATGATCCAATTTTGCCTACTTCAGATATTAATTTCGGGGCAGTAAATGAGGTTTATTTTAAATTAACAAATCCTTATCCGAATGCCAATTTATTCACTGCGTTCTGGGGGGATTACATCGCAGAGATTATCCACAAAGATAGTAAGCTTCTTTCATGCTATTTATACTTGACGGTTCAAGATATTTATTCCCTTGACTTTGCCCAGTTAATTTATATTGATGGGGCATTGTGGCGATTAAATAAAATTATCGATTTCAATCCATTGGCCAACCAAACGACAAAGGTGGAATTATTAAGGGTAATTGAATTAACATACGCATAATGGCAGTAAACGAAACGGTTGGTATTAATTTAGTTGCGGACACCAGAAGCCTCCGCAGTCAGCTAAAAGAAGCAACACAAGAACTCGCAAGATTACAAAGCACTGCTGGAGCATCGGCCGAAGAAATCCGTAATGCCGCTAAAAGAGCCGGAGAATTAAAGGATCGTATTGGGGATGCAAGAGCAACCATTGATGCTTTCAATCCTGATGCTAAATTTAAAGCATTCGGCCAAACAATCGTTGGAGTGGCTGGGGCATTCACTGCCGTTCAAGGTGCTTTAGCTTTGGTTGGAGTTGAATCTGAAGATGTACAAAAAACCTTGTTAAAGGTTCAAGGTGCATTAGCATTATCAGAAGGATTAAATTCAGTCCTTGAATTAAAGGATGCTTTCAATAACTTAAAAATTCAGGTTGCTGAAAGTGCGATAGTAATGGCGGCTAATAATGCCACAACCGTTATTGCTTCGACCATCATGAAAGCTTTAGGGATTGAAGTAGTTACAACTTCTGGAACTTTTAAGGTTTTAAAAAGTGCTATTGCGGCAACTGGTATTGGATTGCTTATTGTTGCTTTAGGGGCGGCAGTAGTTGCGTTTAATGATTTCCAATTAAGTGCTGAAAAATCGGCGGAGGCTCAAAAGAAATTCAATGATTCAGTAAACGAATCCAATGAAAGACAAAGAAAAGTTGAATCTGATTTTATTAAAGACCGGACAAGGTCAAGATTGGCGGAGGCGAAAGAACGAGGGGCAAGTGCTAAAGAAATATTTAATATTGAGGATGAGGCAAGACGAAACGAAATCAATAGCCAGAAACGATTAATTGAAGAAAAGCGGAAACTGAATGTTTCTTCGGCTGAAGCAGAACTGGAATTAAAGAAACTTGAAAGAGATAGAAGTATTTCACAACAAGAATTTTTAGCCAATATAGCTGAAGCAGGAAGGAAAAAGCAAGAAGCAATTCAAGAAGCCGCAAAAAGAAAAAGAGAGGAAGAACGCAAGAAAGCCATCGCAGATTTTGAAGCTGAAGCAGAAAAAGGATATAAGGATTTATTAACGAAGTTCGAAGGAGTTAAAAAAATTGAGGAAGATTTATATGCTGAAAGAGGCAATAAATTTTTAACTCAACAAGAAAAGGACATCGAGAAAATTAATGAATCTTACGATGCCCAGATTGAGGCCGTTGGTTTCTTTGGTAGAAGAACGGAAGAATTAGAGGATGAACGGCAAATAAAAATCCAAGAAATCAAAGATAGAGCCGATGAGCAAAATCTTATTAATATTGGAGAGGCTGGCGAAGCAGAATTGCAGTTAAAAGCCAAGATTGATGCAAACGATTTAGCCAGAACCAAAGCGATTGCAGATGCTAAACTTGCATACAAAAGAGATAAGGCAAATCGTGAAATCGATATAGCACAACAACTTGGTTCAGTATTGCAACAAATTGCTGGCAAAAATAAAGAGTTGGCGATCACTGGAATCATTATTGAACAAGCCGCCGGTATTGCAAAGATCATTCAGAATACTGCGGCCGCAAATGCGATTTCCGTTGCCGCATCGCCATTAACTGCTGGACAACCGTGGGTTGCTTATAATACGATTCAGGCTGGATTATCAATTGCTTCTTCAATCGCCGCTGGAGTTTCAGCAATCAGTCAAATTAATAATGCTGGTTCTGGAAGTAGTCCTTCGGCTTCAATTGGATCGCCTTTGTCAAGTGGTGGAACTGCACCGGTTGCACCGCCAACTCCAAGACCACAAGCAACCAGTTTAGATCAAGCAAGTTTAAACCAAATTAATAACGTTGTGGCTCGTGCTTATGTCGTTGAATCTGATATTAGCGGAAGCCAAAAAAGAATTAAACGAATAGAAAACGCCGCAAGAATATGATGGAATTACCAGTTTACCAGTTAGAAATTTCAGACGATTTAAACGATGGGGCAGAGGTTGACTTTGTCGCTTTGGTTGATCGTCCAGCAATTGAAAGAAATTTCCTAAAATTTAAGGAAGCAAAAGCAAACTTTGCTATTCAATCAGCAGAACGAAGAATCGTGAGTGGTGCTTTGATGCTTGCTGATACTCCGATATATCGGAATGATACAAATGGCGAATACTATGTAATCTTCACAAAGGAAACGATTGAGAAAATAGCACAAAAGTTTTTCAAGAAAGGCTACCAGTCAAACGTTAATTTAATGCACGACGATTCAAAAGCCGTTGAAGGAGTTACGATGTATGAATCATTTATTGTTGATTCAGCGAGAGGTATTGCACCAATGAAAGGCTTTGAAGATGCACCGGAAGGCAGTTGGTTTGGCTCGTTCAAAGTTGAAAACGATTCTGTCTGGAAACAAATCGAAGGCGGGGATTTTAAAGGTTTTTCAGTTGAAGGTATTTTTAACTACAAAAAAGAGAAACAACCTATGAGTGTTGAAGAAACTTTATGGTCGCAAATTCGAGATATTCTTCAGCAAGTTAAATGATAAGTATTTCCAATTAAATTATTTATAACTAAAAGTAAATCAAAAAAAATGACAATTACAGAAGGTCTTGAAAAAATCAAGGTATTGTTGGCACTCAATGAAGAGGTTCAACAAACTGAAGAAGTTGCTTCTGAACCAGCTACGGAATTGGCATTCGAAACTTACGATCTAAAAGACGGAAGTAAAATCGATTTGTCAGGGATGGAAATTGGGGCGGATGCAATGCTTGTTGACGAATCTGGTAATTCTGCAACTGCTCCAGATGGAGAATATGAGTTGGCGGATGGCACTATGATTACGGTAGTTGGTGGAAAAGTTGAAGGAATTGAAACTCCGCAAGCTGAAGCACCAGAGGCAGAAGAAATTGGAACTGAAACTCCAATGGAAGCTGATAAGTTTGACGAAATGAATGCAACGATTGGTTATTTGCAAGCAGAGAATGAGGCTTTAAAAGCTAAGTTGGATTCTATGGAAGGCAAGTTTAACCAAGCATTTGGAGAAATTATTTCATTGGTGGAAGGTTTGGCAAAAATGCCGAGTACTGATCCGATTCAAAATCCAAAAAATGCCTTCAGATTAACTGAAACCAAAGCTGAAAAGGTAGATCGCTTTTTCGCAAAATACGTTAAATAATAAAAAAAACAATTTAAATAAATAAGATATGTCATTTGTAGTATCATCACTTACTGATTACACTATTGAGAACGAAGCCCAATTAGTTGCTTCTTCTGTATTAGGTGCAAAAACTGTTGCCTTGATCAAAGCACAAGGAAACGTTTTGGTTGATGTTAAATCATCACAAAAAATTAACATCATGGACACTGATGCTTTCTTCCAAGATGGAACTTCTTGCGGATTCAATGCTTCAGGAACAACCACTTTCACTCAACGTACTGTAACGGTTGGTAAAGTAAAAGTAAACGAGGCTCTTTGCCCTAAAGATTTGAACGCTAAGTATTTGCAAAAAGCTTTGCCGGGTGGTTCAATGTACGATTCAACTGTTTTTGCTGCTGAATATTCAGATCGCAAAGCACAAAAAATTGCTTCACAAATTGAGAAAGCAATCTGGCAAGGAGATACTGCTTCAGCAGATGGTAACTTGAATAAGACAGATGGTTTAGTGAAATTGGTTTCTGCGGCTTCGGCTTCTGTAATTCACGCTAACACAACTACTTATTACGGAACTCCTTTGGCGGCTTCAGCTGGTATCACTACTTCTAACGTAATCGCAGTTTTAGATTCAGTTTACAAAGCTATCCCAGCACAAGTTGTTGATAAGGACGATGTAGCTATCTTCGTTGGAATGGATGTATTCCGTACTTACACTATCGCATTGAAAAATGCTAATATGTTTGCTTATAATTTTGATGGTGCGGCTTCTTCTGAATTGACTTTGCCGGGTACAACAATCAAGGTAATCGCAGTTCAAGGTTTGAATGGTTTGTCAAAAATCTACGCTTCTCGTATTTCAAACTTGTTCTACGGAACTGACTTGTTAGATGAGGAAAGTCGTTTCGAATTGTTCTACGCTAAAGAAGCTGATCAAGTTCGTTTCGTTTCTGAATTTAAGTTCGGTATTAACTTTGCTTTTGCTGACGAAGTAGTTGACTTCATTCCAGCATAATTCTTACAAATAAGTTCGGGGAGGTTCATTGGATTGGACTCCCCTATCTTTAACATTTTAAATTAATATAATTATGCCGTGTGCTTTAACAAGAGGATATACCTTAGATTGTCGGGATTCATTAGGTGGAATTACCGAAGTATATTTTATTGAAAGTGGCAATGTTAGTTCAGTAACTGAAGCTTCGGGAGTTGTTACTTCCATTCTTAAAGGAATAGGTAAATTATTCCGCAAATATGAATTAGTACCGGGTACTTCTTCTTTGACTGAAAATATCAATGCTAACGTTCAAAACGGAACGGTATTTTATTCGCAAGAATTAAGTATCATTCTTAACAAATTACAAGCAAATACAAGAAATGAAATTCTATTGTTGGCTCAAAACAACTTAATTGCAGTTGTTGGGGATAATAATGGTAAATATTGGTTGTTAGGTAAAACTCGTTCATTATCATTAACTGGTGGTAATGGTTCTACTGGAACTGCTCAGGGAGATCGTTCAGGTTATACTTTAACATTCTCAGCACAAGAGGCGGCTATGGCACCGGAAGTATCTTCTGGTATTATTGCTGGCTTAATTGTTGCTGGAGCGTAACAAAAGAAAGTCGTTTGGTTGATGACTGGGGGAAGCAATTGGCTTCCCCTTTTTTGTTGTATTAAAAAAAAGTAAATAGCTATTTATAATCAAGATGATTCATTTACAAAAAGGTCAAACCAATAAGGTAGTTTTAACATTGTCAGAAAAGGCAACTTTGACAAATCCAAATTGGCTATTTGTATTTAAAAGCCGTGTTTCAAATGAAATTATTAAGTTTGTTATTCTTGGTTCTGCTGATTTATCTTCTTACAAAGAACGATTCAACTCCTTTAACTTAGTAACGAATACCTATTTCAATAATAAAACAAGTGGCGAATGGTCTTATACCATTTATGAACAAGCAAGTACGAGCAATGTGAATCCAGCTTTAGCGACTGGGATTGTTGAACAAGGCCAAATGAATTTGAAGGATGCAACTGATTTTAATTATACATCGTATAACAACGCACCAAACACTTACAAAGTGAGAGATATATGAGCAATGAATTATTAGTGCTTTCGTTTGCCGAAGCAAGACAACCGGAATACAAGGAGAAAAAAGGAGAGGGCGGAGGCTACATTGAATTTGGCTATAAAAATGAATATCCGAATTATCTTGTCGATTTATTTAATAAGTCAGCCAAGCATAATGCGATTATAAAAGGCAAGGTTAATTATATTACTGGTAACGGTTGGAAAATAAAAGAGGGCATTGATCCTATTGGTGAACAATTCATCGCATCCGCAAACCGCCAAGAATCATTAACCGAAATCACTCGTAAAGTTTCTACGGATATTGAGATATTCGGAGGTGCTTATTTACAAATAGTTTGGTCGCAAGTAGGCGGAAACTTATCTGAAATTTATCATTTGGATTATACAAAAGTTCGTGCAAATGAAGATAATACCCAGTTCTGGTATTCAGACAATTGGAAGGATAACAAGTACAAGCGTGAGATTTACAACTCATTTAATTCTCAATTAAGAACTGGAAGTCAAATCCTTTATATTAAGGAATATCGGCCTAACTTAAATGCTTATGCTTTACCCGGATACTTTGCTTGTTTAAATTACATCGAATCAGATGTCGAAATTTCGAAGCACGTTTTAGGTAATGCTCAAACTGGCTTTTCTGCTTCCAAGTTAATTACACTTCCAAACGGAGAGCCAACCGATGACGAGAAACGAGTAATTGAACGCAAGTTTACGGATCGTTTTACTGGTTCAGATGGTAAAAAATTTATCCTTTCGTTTACAAATGATGCTTCAAGAAAGCCAATTGTTGACGATTTAGGTGCTTCAGATATTACGAAGGAAGATTTCCAGAATGTAGATAAATTAATCCAGCAGAATCTTTATGCTGGACATCAGATTACTGCACCTGATTTATTCGGTATTTCAACACCCGGACAATTAGGAACTCGCCAGCAGATGCGTGATTCTTACGAAATCTTTAAAAATACTTATGTTAATGATAAGCAAATATTTATTGAACAAATATTCAACGAACTTGCCAAATTACACGGTGCTAATAGTGAATTGCAAATTGTACCGGTAGAACCGATTGGCATTGAATTTAGCACTGATATTATTGCGGCTAATTTAACGAAAGACGAAATCCGTGAAAAGTTAGGTGCAGTAAAATTAGAACCAAAAACTTCTTCAATTACTCGTTTC